AGAAAGAGCGCATGGAAGCCGAAAGAATGAGTCAGTAACAGACAAACAAGGAACCTCCCCCAAATGGCAGATCCCGGCGAATTCAACCCGAAGAAAACAACCGCACCTGGAAGCGATAACGCTGAAGGTCGTGGTGGTGCCTCATCGTTCGATCCGTCTCCAGATTGGGATAAGGACATCCTACAGGAATTCAACAAGCAGCAGGAAATACAAGAAAAGCAAACCAAGGCACTCAAGGAACTGTCGGAAAGACTGATCGCCAACAACGAGGCACTTCAATCTGCAAGAAAGAAGCAGTACGAAGCCGAGACGAAAAACGATCAAGAAGCGTTGGAGTTGGCTAAGAAGCAGATCTTCATCGAAGAACAGTTTCAAAACGAGAATCTCCAAAACATCGATAGACTCGAAAGGGAGATGCTGAAGCAGCAAGAGAACATCGATGCTGCCATAGATCTGCTTGGTGAGTCGGTGGGTAAGAATGACATCTATGTGAAGCGTCACCTCAAGATAGAGGAAGATGCCAAGCAGATCTTCAAAAAGGGGATGGAGGAGATCGCCCAAAAGGAGATCGCCACAGAAAAAACCTTCAAGCAGTTTGTAGAGGACTTCAATACTCAGCATCTTGCCGAGTTGGAGTTCGAAGCGCAACAAAACAAACTGTTGGGCGACAAGATCGCCGCTGCCGCCGCAATTCCTGAAATCTCTGGCACCGAGGATGAGAAGATCTCCGCAATGATGCAGAGAACCTCCCTGAACTTGGAGTCGCTCGCCACGATCAATGAGAAGATCGCAGATGAGATGACCGCCGAGGGAATCGACAAGGAGGACAAGGCTGCGGTAGAGCGGTTCAAGATGGAAAAGATGATGGATACGAAGTTCAACGAATCCATCATCAAGGAACTCATCAAGTCAAGAGACTCCATCAAGAAGGAAACCGTACAGAAGGAACTTCAGGAGAAGTACATTCGCCAAGGCATACCAGCGGCAATCGCTGCGGTTCGTGCCGAGAAGAATGCGGAAGCAGAGACCAAGAAGAGAAGGGCTGAAGCCGCCGAGCAGATTCGCATCTTCAAGAAGATGGACGAAACGCAGCGGTATCAAACCACATTGGTCGAAGCCGACTACAGGCATCGCCTTGAGAAGGAGAAGGAAGCGGATGGAATCCCCGAGTGGTATCTCCGTCTAGAAAAGTCGCTATCCCCCATAAATGCCGCATTGGAAGATCTGCGGGATGCATATTCAAAGAGTGGACTTTTCATGAAAGTGCTGATGGTCTTGGCACTTTTGGGTGGCATCATCGTCGGAGCCATCGTCACCGCCGTCAAGAAGGTGATCGATATCTTCAGGGCGGGTGGGATAATCGCTGAGTGGTTTGCAGGAATCCGAAACTCAGTACCGATGATTGACAAAATGGCCCGTGCCATCGGCAGGATGTTCACATGGATGACCGAGGCAAACACCATCGGCAGATTCTTCGTGAGCATCTTCAACAAGGTGGTCTCAGCAGTCACCTATGTCGTAAATGCATTTAAGCAATTGGGGACGGGTCTCCGTGTGCTTGAAGCCGCAGGAAAAGAGGGCGGCATCGTGATGAGATTCCTTGCGGCAGCAGCAAGACCTCTTGTCAACCTGATGAAGGCATTCCAATTTGGCTTCTCAATGGGCGCAGGAGCGGTGAATCTCATCACCAAGGCATTCTCGTTCTTGGGGCCGATTCTTGGAGTAGTGGGGAAGGTGTTTGGAAAGTTGTTCCTGCCGCTGACGATACTCTTGACGGCTATCGACGGCATCATCGGCGCATTCAAGGGATTCAAGAAAGACGGAATCAAGGGATTGGTCTTGGGCTTCTTTGCCAACATTCTGTCTGGATTGACCTTCGGATTGGTCAAGTTTGAAACCATATACAACTTCTTCAACAAGACCATCGAAAAGGTGGTCGAAGGATTCAAGTTCATATTCAACAAGACGATTGGATTGGTTGTCGATGCATCACACATGATATTCGATGGCATCAAGGGATTCTTTGGTGGCATTTGGAAAGGAATCAAGTGGGTGTGGGACAAGACCATGGGATTCGTCATGGATGCTGCAAAGATGTACTACAAGGGCGTTACAGCATTCTATGTTGCAGTTTGGAGTGGCATTAAGTGGGTGTGGGACAAGACCACGGGATTCGTCATGGATGCTGCAAAGACATATTACAAAGGCGTAACGGCTTTCTATGGTGCAGTTTGGAGTGGCATCAAGTGGGTATGGAACAAGACGATGGGATTCGCCATGGATGCAGCGAAGATGTGGTGGAACGGAGTGACGGGATTCTTTGGTGCAATCGGTGGAGGAATCAAGTGGGCATTCAACAAGGTGACCAACTTCTACGCCACCGCAGGGAATATGATATTCGATGCTGCCAAGAGCATCTTCTCTACCATTTTGGAAACCCTATCTTCAATGCCAAAGGCAATCGCAGATGCGGCAGCAAATCTCTATTCAGCCACCTTGGATAGCATAACGGGCATATTCTCGTCTGTATGGGATGGTATGAAGGGGATCGGCTCTTGGTTCGGTTCTTGGTTCGGTAGTGATGAACCTGAAACTCCCGCCAAAGCAATCTCCAAGAACCTATCTCCGAATGTCGGTACTGAGTTGGCTAGGACGCAGCAGGAAAGAGACACAGTCGCAGCAGCAACATCCAAGACTAGTGGAACCGTGATAACAAACAATACGAATGTGAACAATGGTGGTGGAGGAGGTAAGACACCACAACCCACGATCATTGCTCCGCAGCCACCAAGAAACACCGAGCCCACCCTCAGGGCAATGCAATTCGGTGAACAACCCGCCTTCTAAAAAGAAACAACCCCCGCCGAAACGGGGGTTGTCTTTCACCAAGATGCGGAGGCTATTTCACTCGTCCTCTTCCGCCAACTTGCGGAAGTAGGAGATAGCATCATCTTCGCTCTCCTCATCTGCAACGGGCTTCTTTGCAGGAGCCTTCTTCGGAGCAGACTCCGTGACCGCAGCAGCCTTGGTCATCTTGGATCGGAAGTCCTCGGGCTCTGCGTCCTCAGCCTTGACCGCAGCAGCCGCAGAGGTCTTCATCACCTGTGAGAAACGGGTGCCAAGTTCCTCATAGGACTTGAACTGATCGTCAGCAACAAACTCCTTGAGTGAGTGCTGCTTCTTCCACAGAGCCTCCAACTTCGCATCGTCTCCCTCAAGGAGTTCGGTCGGTGCGGAGAAGCCGCTCTTGTCGTAGGACACATATCCCGCATCAAGATGCGCCTTCAACTTGAAGTTGGCACCCTTCCAAAAGTCGAACGGATTGAACTTCGGCTCGTCGGGGTCGGAGGGATTCATCGCCTCCTGCAACTTGTCGAAAATCTTCTTTCCGTACTTGAACAGGAACACCTTGCCTTCGTTCTCCCGATTTGCGGGATCGCTGATCACAAGGATGTTGCTGATGTACGACAACTTGCGCTTGCGGTCACGGGCAACCTTCTTGTTGTCCTCAATGCCGCTGTTCCACAGTTCGTTGTTTGCCTCGCAGACGGGGCACTTGCGACCGATGGTGGTAGGGCAGTTCTCAATGAACCAACCGCCCTTGCCCTGAAAGCCGTGGCTGAACACCCGAACCATCGGGATGTCCTCGCCCTCAGGCGCAGGGAGGAAACGAATGACCGCCATTCCGTTGCCGCTCTTGTCACGCTCTAGCGACCAAAGGCGTTCATCCTTCTGATAGCCCTCCTTGCCACCCTGCTTTTCCATTTCCTTCTGAAGGCGTTCCATGCCCGACTGTGAGTTCTTCTTGAGGTTTGCAAACGACATGTTCGATGTATCTCCTTGTGTGTTTGGGTTTGCGGAAAGTATAGCGTGTGTGTGCTGTCAGTCAAGCGGCAACTTGGAAGTTTTTCTCTTGCCCCTGACCATGTTGAGTGTTTCGAATTCACTCTTCAACTTCTCCCGAATCGGCTTCGACAGCAACTTTGCAGCCGACTCAGGTTCGATCCCGTACTTCTCACAAAGATCAAGAACGGTCTCCATATACTTGCCGTTCTTTCTCTTCTGTGTGGTCTCCTCGACTTCCTTGGAGAAGTCGTGATCCAAATTCATTATCGATCCCATTAGATGATTCCTTCCTCATCAACTTCTTCGCTGATGGGCATAGTTGAAACATTCTGTACCCATCGGTTTACTGCGATCTCAAACTCCTCATGCGTGAGGAGCATGCCCACCTGTTCGCCTCGCTCCGTCATGAAACGGATGCAATGGTACTTCTTGGGCTGTTCCTGCATCATAGGAACATCTTCTGACGGCAGCGTGGGTGATTTACTCAGCCCTAGCAGCCGCAACACGGCTTGCAAAAATCTCATTTGCTTTCTCCTGCACTTCCTTGAAGGAGTGCTTGTCCCAATATGAACGAATGACCCCAAAGAGGGACTTCTTGTGGTCTGCGGGGTTCTCCACGAACTCCTGCACCGTGCCATCGTCCGTGAGAATGAGGATCACCAACTTGCCAATTCGGTTTGGCTCGGTGTGTGTCTCATTCCACATATGTGAATATGCGGTGGCTTGGTGGAAGTAGTTCTGAATGTCTTCCCGTGCCTTCTCTTTACCAGCCGTCTTGAAGTCGATGATGGCAAGTTCACCATCGTACTCAGCGATGCAGTCGATCCGCCCTGCCATCAGAATTTCGTCTGAGAACAAGGGGGTTTCGATTGCATGGATCTTGCCGATCCTGCTGAGGTAAGGAGAGATCAAATCGAAGTTCATCCGATCAAACGGATCGGTTGGGATCTTCTCCTCCTTCAGGAAGTCCTCCATCACAGCATGGAACCTGTTTCCCCGTGAGAGTGCCTTCTTGGACTTAGCCAAGTTCTCAGGGTTCTTCCTCCACTCACGCCAAAACTCATCCATCTCATGGTTGATCACGGTGGTGACGGATGGGTACCAACGAAGTGTGTTTGGGGATTGGTAGTATCTACCTTTCCCTTCGGCTTCAACAGAGTTCAGTTTCATTATTCAGTAGTCACGAATGCTGTTGCGTGGGTGAGCCTTCTTGATCTTTGAGATGACTTCCTTGAAGCCATTGTCAACCTTACCCGCCGTGCCCACACGAATAGGATCGCATGCAGCGGGGGCTGAGGTGATGGTCTGCTCTACCGTACCCGAAACACTACACTTCGGACACGGCTTCTTGCATGGCTTCTTGCGATCAGCAATCGAAAGGAACTCTTCGAATTGGTGACTGCACTTGGAGCATCTGTAATCATAGAACGGCATGGCGATACTTCTATTTAGCCGTTCTTGCGGCGAACTTCCTCGACATCGTCGCCCTTGACCCAAAAGAATTCAGGGCCCCACTCCCGAGAGTAGGTGCTGACGAGATACTGAGGGCCCCAAACGGAATCCTGTTCGATTCTGCGGATGGTTGCGATCTTGTTCAGGGAACGAACATAGACCTTCGGACGCTCTTCTTCGGGACGCTGCTTACGGACGCTGTCATTGCTCATGTGGTTTCTCTCCCACAAAGGTGCGATAACCCAACATACGAGATGGGTTGATTGAGAGGACTATACACCGAATATTCACCCATGTCAAGGCTTGACTTCCACAATCTTTGTGGTATGCTTGTCGGTATGATCCTAATGGACATGAACCAACTAACCATCGCCAACCTGATGGCTGAATCCAAGGGCAAGCCCTCTATGGACATCGGTCTCATTCGGCACATGGTGGTCAACACGATCCGAACCATTCGCATGCGCTTCCGAGAGGAGTACGGCGAACCCGTCCTCTGCTACGACTCCCGTGTACGGGCGTGGCGCAAGGAGGTGTACCCACCATACAAGGCGAACCGAAAGAAGGAGCGTGAGGCTTCCGATGTCGATTGGGACGCTCTGTGGGACATCCTGCGGCAGATCAAGCAGGAGATCCGAGAGACCTTTCCATACAAGATGATGGAGGTCGATTCGTGCGAAGGTGACGATCTGATCGCCATCCTCTCCAAGAACCTAGAGGGGAAGCACCTGATCGTCTCATCCGATCACGACTTCTTCCAACTCCATAGCGCACGGGTGTCTCAATGGTGTCCTAGAACCAAGCAGATGACAGTCTGCGAAGACCCTGCCCGTGAACTCGTTCGTCACATCATGCGTGGCGACAGCGGAGACGGTGTTCCGAACTTTTTGTCAGACGATACCGTATTCATTGACGGTAGAAGGCAGAAGCCCCTTTTCGAGAAGAAACTGAACGAATGGGTGGAACTTCCACTAAATACCTTCTGCACAGATGAGATGGTTCGCAACTACGAGCGAAACAAGACCGTCATCGACTTCTCTCGCATTCCGAAGAGAATCGAAGAAGCCATCATGCAAGAGTATTCAATCCCACCTGAAGGCAACAGGGGAAGAATCCTCGCATACATGATGGAGAACAACATGAAACTGATGCTTCAACACCTACAGGAGTTTTGATCATGCCAGCCAACTTCACGATCCCCGAGATTCTGATTCAAATCAAGAGCACCGCAAAGACTCCGCAGGAGATCGTCCGTGGTCTCCAACAGAACAACACGGTTGCCTTCCGTGAGGTTCTGAGATACGCCTTCGATGGGCTTCCTTGGTACCGCAAGGATCTTCCGAACTTCACGCCCGACTCAAGCCCCGAGGGTCTTGCTCCAACCTCGCTTTGGGCTGAGATCAAGCGGTTCTACCTCTTCAAGGAGGGGTACTCGCTTCCGACCAAGCGAAAGGACGAGATCCTCATTCAGATCCTTGAATCGACAAGCGACAAGGAGATCGAACTGATTCGATCCATGCTCGACGGTTCGTTCAAGTACACATACGGCATCGACCGTGAAATCGTGGAAAAGGCGTTTCCGAACCTGTACGGATCACAGGTTGTGAGTCGCTGACCAAGCCCACTTGGCTAGGTAGAACGAGTCAACCACATCTGAAACGGGACTGACGCAGTCCTTGGCATTAGGGGTCATCTCTTTCATGAGATCGACCCCTGTGTCTTTTACGAACTGCGTGTGCATGGAGTTCTTGTCGGCATTTCCCTTGCCTGTGGCAAACTTCTTGAGTGCTGTCGGTGCAAGGGTTTCGAACTTGAATCCCTCCGACCACAACTTGTACTTAAGCAAACCGCAGTTTTCGGCTATGTGAAACACCTTGCCCTTGGCACCCATGGCGTAGTCCTCGACCACAACCTTTGCTTCCGTATCATCGATGCATGCCATCGCCCACTCAGATATGTTGTGAAATCGCTGCTCTTGGGATTGCCAAAGTTCCTTATGTGGATCGCCCGACACATTCACCTTACCCAAAAGGGTTTCGAATGTGTATTCCCGCACATGTCTTTCGGTCGAGGTCAAGTACCTCACAGACCACTCCTCGCCGTCGAACAGGCAGATTGCAGGCGAGGTCATTGAGTAGTCGATTCCATAAACTCTCATACAGATATGTATTGACTTTGCCGATACTAGGGCTATACTTCTCCCAATGAACATCGAACGAATCAAAGAGATGGTCGAGACCGACCTCAAGATCGACGGCACAGAACTTGCCGACGAGTCGGTTCGCATCCCCCAACTGCACGGAAAGTACCTCAACATCTTCCATGACGAGAACCTTGTGCTGAGGAAGCATGAGACGGACTACAAGGTTCTTCGCCGTCAGAAGTGGGAGTACTACAGCGGCAAGATGTCCGAGCAAGACCTCAAGACGCTTGGTTGGGAACCGTTCGACCACCGAATCCTCCGTCAGGACTTGGATGTCTACATGGATTCCGATGCGGATCTGCTCAAGATTCAGAGCAAGATCGATCTTCAAAAGCAGAAGGTGGACTACCTTGACTCCATCCTCAAGGGAATCAACAACCGTCAATGGGTGATTCGCAACGCCATTGAGTGGCGGAAGTTCATGTCTGGGGTGACCTAAATACGCATGACTGGTGATTGATGTTCGTCATGTAAACTCAGCGTTTGTCCGTGTCCTCACGGATAACGGTGTTGCATACGAACTTCAGGACTTCTTCACCTACGAAGTCCCTGGTGCAAAGTTCACCCCCGCATACAAGAACAAGTATTGGGATGGTAAGATCCGTCTGTTCAATGCCTACTCAGGTCTCCTCCCCGCAGGATTGACCGAGTATCTCGCATCGTTTGCACAGCAGCGTGGGTACACGATGCAAGTGGATTCGATGCTTGCCGCACCCGAAGTCAAGGTGAACTGCGAGAAGGCTAGGGATTTCATTTGCAGCCTGAAGCCCATGGGCGGTGGACAGCCGCTTG